ATCAGCAAATGTTAGATGAAGAAGAATTTTATCTACGTAATCAAAATAAAAGTCTCAACTTGGGAAGAGGCTCGCATGTGTATTACGATGATGAATCAGCTGATGCTGCATATAAGGTTATCTCAATTGAGAAACCTGTGCATTGTATGAAGACAAAGGAATTAAACCCTGTCATCAGCAAATATTTCGATGAGAATATGGAAGAGTTGCTTAAAATTGGCTATGAACCAGGTCAATTTGCGATTCCTGATATTAACGCGAAAACTGAGAAAGAAAGCTTGAAGAATCACTTGCAATTATTTCATGAACGAAAACCAAAAATCACGTTGACTGAAAGTGAAAAAGAGAGGGTTATTAATTTGTGTTTGCACCGTTTGAGTGCGAACAAATATGACATGCCTCTCAATTATAAAACTAAAGAAAACATTGAGGATGTTATTAATAGTTCTTTAATAAAAGCAAATAAATCTCCAGGCTATCCTTATAGTGCAGATGGGATTATGACAAATGGTCAAGTCTTTAAAGTCTACGGGGACACTTTCCCAGAAGTAGTGTTACAGAACTGGAACACTCCGTTCGACATAAAGCATTTCCTTAAACATGAGTTTAATAAAATAAAGAAAATAGAAAAAGGAATGCCTAGAGGAGTAAACGGTCTCCCTATTCATAAAACGGTTAAACACCAATGCATATTTAGAAATATGACGAGATCTTTCAAAGAAAATTGGATGGAATCTCCAGTGGTATATTCTTACAACCCTTTAAAACCAGGTCATATAAAGACACTGGCGAAAGCTTTTGAGGGTCCAGGAATAATAGCCACTAACGACCAAATAAATTGGGACATGGCGAAACAAGAACAAACATGGGAAATTGAGACAGAAATCTTTAAAAGATTAGCTGTTATTCCTAATGAAGCATCTGACAAGGACGTCCAAGATTATTATAGAGATGTAGAGGAAGCACAACGCGAAATGTACGTGAACGCCCGATACCGATGTACCGATGGTACAGTGTATCAAGCAACCCGGAACGGACGCGTGGTTTCTGGATTCTTATTAACAATCGATGGTAATAGCGTGGATCAGATAATAGTAGATGTTTCAGTGTTAGTTAAAATGGGTCTCTCTGATGAAGACATCTTAGATGTTGTCATTAAAGTCGGAGGTGATGACGTCGTAACCAAATTTAAAAAAGAAATCGATTTAGTAAAGTATGTGGAAATAGCGAATTCACTTGGATACGCTTTAGGACCATTCGAAACACATGAAAATTTCAACAACGTGGAATTCTTTAGTGCAAGATTGTATAAACAAGATGGAATATGGGCGTTCCGACCGGTACGTATCACAAAACACTTGGAAAATATAAAGTTAGCTACTATGGATAACTTAGCGATGACTTTGGCTAGTCACATGACGAACCACATGTGGGACGGAGGTAGATACAAGTTTTTCTATAAAATGTACCAACATTTTAGAAAAGAACATCCATCACTATTTCCGGTCAAGCTCTTGAAGTCTCAAAAAGAACTTCAATTTAGAGCCAATGGCTATGAGAATGAAGCCGACGATGACTACGACTGTGAAGCGTGGGATCGTATATACGGTGAAAACGAAGAAGGTGAATAGCTCACACGACCGCCTTTCCGAGGCGTTAAACTGGAATGTTCGTAACAGTAGAAATATATAACTACATATTTGTATTTGGAGGTGGTGGCGTAAATGAGGTTAAGAAAAG